ATTTACCATGAGAAGAAGTCATATCTTGCCAAGTACTACCATTAAAAACAAAAATATAATAAGAATTAGAACCTAAATTTACACCATTATCATTACATAGAGCATAAACTATACCATCAGTAGAAGAAGTAGCATAAAGATTAGAAGAAGCTTTAGGAATAATAACAGTAAAATAATTTCTAACAGTACCAAAATACAAAGAACTAGAACCCCTATAACATAAAATAAAACGACTATCTTTATAATTATTAACTAAATTAATAAATGAATTATATGATTCAAGATTAGGGAAATTACTAGAATTAATATTCTTATAACTATATACTTCACGATTAACTAATCCCATATCAGAAAAAGTAGATTCAATGTAATCATTAGTAATGTTATAAAAACCACTAGTATCATTAACAACAAGCTGACCATTATCAAGTGAAATCTTGGTAGCTAAATAATCAGCAAAAGAACTAAAATAAAACCATTCACCACCCTGAGAATAAACAAAATTATATCTTAATAAATCATCAGAACTAGCTAAATCAGAAGCATCTGGATAAGAAGTCTTACGAGCATTTAACATAGACATATAATGTCTATTCAAAGGAGTATAAGCATCAGAACCCTTAGGTAAAAAACCTAAAGCCTTTGAAATAATAGGAAAAACAGTTTTAATCAATTCAGACTGTTCAGAACGACTTAAACTGTTGAATTGATTAATAACTTGTGCATTTAATTGATTAGAATTATAAATCCAACCTCTACTAGTACCAGAAGCAAAACAAACAGAACCGAAAAGCATAGAACAAATTAAAACAAGTGGAATAAATAATTTTAATTTACTTTTCATAAAAAAAACTCCTTTCAAAAAAAATAATGGAGTCCGATATATTGGACTCCATTTAAAAACCGAAACTTAGATAGAACCAGAAGCACCAACAAGTTTACGAAGAATTCTTACAGATACACCAACTATAGGAATAGCAGCGAAGAAAGTAAGAACAGGATTACCCACAATCTGAGTAATAACAGTACCAACAAGATTAAACAAAGTTGGAACTGCAGCAATAATTGTTGTTAAAGCATTAGAACCTTCCATAAACTAATCTCCTTTCTAAGAATGATAAAATAGCTATTTTTAATCTTCAAAATATGCCGAGCAAATACAAAGAGCAATGCCACACCATATAATAAGAATCAAAGGAATAGAACAAAAAATTAAAATTTTAATCATTTACTTACCTAAATAAATCTCATCAAAGTAAAAGAAACGCTGACCTTCACGAGTAAAACCACAATTACCCTTCAACCTAACTTCTTCACCCTTAACAACATTCTTAGCAACTAACTCAGGAACACCTAAAGAAATTCGATTCTTTAAAACATCACAATTCAATAAATCATCATGTTCAACATTACCAAGAACAACATTGTAAAAAGTACAAGCCTGACCTTGACGATTAGTACCCTCTTTAGTAGTAACATCAACTACAACCATACAATCAGAAACAATAACCATAAAAAAACCTCCTAAACTATGAAAAATAAAAAAATAATAGTATAATGAACCAGTACTAACTAATTCGCAAAAGAACCATTTCACAAATAGTTTTTAAACATAAAATCGTAAAAGGGAATATTAAAAAACGATTTTATAAAAACTACCGTTCCGACTAGAAGTCTACACTTTCGTGAAATACGAACACTTTTGCGAATAGTTATAGTTCACTTAAAACAATATCATACTATTTTCCATTAATCAATATAATTGTTATCATCATTATCATATTTATCAATTAATTTATCTAATGGATTGAAATACTTATCATAAATCCTAGTAATAAATCTAAAAATGAAAACTACAACAACAATAATCCCAATTAATTCAAACATAAAAGTACCTCTCAAAAATATAATCTAAAAAAATTATATCATAAAAAAGTCAAAGAAAAAACTTTCGTCTTTCGTCACTTCTTCTTTGGTCGTAGTTACAAAGAAGAAGAATTCTTCAAATAATTACCCTTGCATAATCGTTCAAGCAATCCAGAATGAGTCTTAATAACTTCAAAATAACTTGTATCATATTCACCCATAGCATTTACAAAAAAATCGGTAAAATTAGTATAACCTTCCTTAACAATTAAAGAACATAATTCAAAACAAATATCATTCTTTTCAGATGCAGATAATTGCTCGAAATTACCAATATCAAAGTTGTTACCACAAATACGATCTGAAACATCATATAAATGCTTTCCTTTTTTTCTGCAATCCTCGGTATCATGTATCAAATAGTTATACATATGCTTAATATTAATAACTGGTTTTACAGTATTAACACAAATCATGCCAGGCTTAGAAAGACTTTGGAAAACATATAAAGCATGTTTGTAAGTTGTTGTATTATTAAATGCGTTGATAATATGAGCATGTACTTTTCTATCTTCTTCTGAATCAATCAAAGTATCTTTATCATGAATACAATAAGCATATGGAGTTTGTAATATATCTCCTATCCTATCTTGCCAATCATCAACCATATTTTCAGGGTAAACAACTGCACACCAATATTTATTTTTTTCAGCCATAAACTGAACTCCAATCTTTTAGATTTATTCCCTTTTAGATTTTTTTTTATAATCAAGAGGTTAAGATGAACAATGTTCTTCTTAACCTTTTGAAGCAATTATAAAATATTGAAATTTTGTAAACAAAAATCTTCCTTTCATTCTGAAAGAGTATTTTTGTTGACAAAATATTACCTTTTCTTTTTCCGTTGCTTAATTAATTTTTTACTTGGATGCTTAATAGCTTCTGGATCAGTAAGAGTATTTGCATATCTTCTTTGCAATAACTCATCATTAGAAATAAAATTACGCATATCATCACGACTAATTAACTTAGTTGTATCATAAGATTTAAAATACTTATTAAGTACAAACCAACAACCTCTTTTAATAGGTCTTAATAAATTAGGTTGTGAAGCATTTTCCAAGTCCCACGCATCAAACCAATAATTCAACTGAAATCTCCAAATTTTACGACAATCAATAGCATAATATGTAATATCTCTAATTGCAGCATCTTGCATTTTCCACCTTTGAGCAGAAGTAAGCATCATTATATGAGCTTTACGACTCTGGCAAACACTCGATAAAACCTCAATAGGAAACGAAGCAAATTTCCTATGACTAAACAGCATTTCAATTTCATCAATACAAACAATCGTTCCAACACAATTATCTTTACCCTCTACTGCAAGATTACCAAGCTCTACAATCTGCTCAAAATTAACTAAAGGAATGTAAGGAACAGTCTTTAAGTCATAATTTGAAACAATACGAACAGTTTTGCCAAACTTAGCATAATAATTATAAATATCTACTGCATACTTAGTCATAGACAAAGTTTTACCTCGACCAAACATACCAACAAAACAAAATATGCCTGAATACGATTCTTTCCACTCTCTCCACTTACGATTGATAACATAATCGTAAATATCATTTACACCATTGTAAATTGTACTAGGGATATGAGTTATAAAACATCTAAATAAAGGACTAACTGCAAGAGCAATTAAAAACAAAACAACAATAAAACCAAACATAAATTATCTTTCTCCAAATCTTAATAGAATAAATAAAGAACGCAAACAAAATGTGAACAAAAAAATAGCAACAAAAACTGCCATACCAGAACGAAGTAAATCAACAAGAGTTGAACTCTCATTAATTAAATTAATACCAAAAAAATCAATAATATAATTATAGAATTCCATTGTAAACTCCTCTTCTTTTTAAGAAGCTTCAGCTGAAGCTTAGAAGCTTCTTAAAAATGTAATAAATTATCCTTAATAAGTTTATAAAGCATCGACAAACCAAATAAACCAAGGAAACAAACAAGTAAAATATTAGTAAGATTATATTCGTTAAGAGGTGTAGCTAAAGTATCTGGTTCAACTGCTTCAGATAAAGTACTAGCAATATAATCTGTCTTATCATTTAATTGAATAAGTAAATCAGTATAATCAATTTGTTCTTCAACACTTTGAATTAATAAAGGTGTAGGCTCAGGAACTTCATAACCAGAACCAGTAAATAAATCAGCTTCATCTTGTAAAGCTTCTCTATCTTCTTTTAATCTTTCCTCTAACAACAATAATATAGACTCCACAGTATCGACTTCGTTGTCCTCGTTAGTTGTTTTAACTTCCGATTCGGTATTATCCAACTCAGTAGAGTTAATATCCTCGTTAGTGGTATCAATATTATTTTCTTCAAAAATTTCTTCATTTTCCATATAAACTCCTATTCATAAATTAAATCTAAAATATGCTTAATAACAAAAATGGTTAAAGAAGCATAAACAGGTAACAACAAAATATTTAAAATACTAAAATTAAATGTCTGACCACCTAAAGTAAAAGAGGTAAAAATAGTATCTCTACACCATGTAAAAATATAAGCTACAACATCAAATACAGTACTCATGAAAACGCCCCCTTAACAAGTTTAATAACTGCAAACATAACAGAAAGAGTAAACAAACTAATTAACAAAGTAGGTATAGGTTCTGGAAGCCATGCAAGAAAAACTTTAAGGAAACTAAATAAACTACCTTGTGTAAAGAAATTAATAAGATTACTCGTTACACTTGTAAGACTGTTAATAATATTTGCAATACCAGAAGCAATACCATTGATAATAGAACCGATAAAAGCACCAATCGAACTTATCAAAGCACCTATACCACTAAAATCAAGTGTTAAATCGTCTGGATCCCATTTATTACCCTCTCCATCAAAATCACTAGGGTAATATATATTGGTAGTAGTATCGTTATTCGTAATATTTGTATCATCATCAGAATAATAATTATTATTGTTATTAATAATATAGTTATACAAATTAGTCATATCTCTACTACTAATAGTAGTAGTAGGAACATTGTTATAAACCTTAGTTAAACTATAAGGCGTTTCAAAATGACCATGACCATTAACCCAACCAGATAAAGAAGTAAATAACCTATAAGTTTGAACATCATCATTAGTAGAATAAACATAAAAATTACCAGTTAATTCATAACTATTAGGAAAATTAAGTAAACCACCAACAGGAAGAGAAGGACCTCCTAAATAAAAAGGTGGTCTAGCACCATATTTACCATGAGAAGAAGTCATATCTTGCCAAGTACTACCATTAAAAACAAAAATATAATAAGAATTAGAACCTAAATTTACACCATTATCATTACATA